GGATGAGAGATGTCCCCGCCGAGGTCCAATATGCCGTGTACGGCTATCAGGTGCTCCACGATGCCCTGGTCCGCGTCTACCTTGATTTCGTAGAAGGGCACGGTCTTGTGTTCGCTTGGTCCACTTCTCTGCTTACCCATAATCAGTCTCCTTAGACGCTAGGCCCCGACGATGGGGCTTTGTGCTCAGATGGGCCGGCGGTTGTGACGGGGATTGAGGGCCTCCTACGCAGATACATAAGCCCCTCACTAACGGACACTAGCTCCCAGCCCTCCTTAGCCCATTCGTTCAGTTGGCCTTCTACTGATGGGTCGGGATAGAAGCAGCCGAAAGTGTCGTCCCGCGCATACGCAAGTCGCTCAGTCCGGTATTCCCACTTGGTCATTGCCAACCCTCCCACTCTTCCTTCCACGGTATCAGGGTACAGCGGCAGTTAGGATGCAGCGGTGGCCCCTTGACATCCTCATAGTCAAGGACCATGCCCTTGATTCTTGTCTCCCCACCCTCCTCTACCTCCACGTTCCACTGTTCACCCTTCTGGAACCACGTCCCGCCTGTCACCAGCCGCTTGCCGTTCATCTGGGCACACCAGGGGCAAGTCCGTTCGTCAAAGGCGGTCAGCCATTCCTTGTACTCCACCCCCCACTGCTGATACAGAGCCTCGGCCCCCTTGTTGCTGGCCCGGATGGTCTCTGTCCGGGCTATCATCTCACGCCGGTACTTGGGCATCCTCTGGTCTATCCAGGCCCATTCCTCAAGCCTCAGATTGCCTTCAGTCCACTGAGTGAACAATTGTTCAATGCCCTTCTGCATGGTGGGGATGGACCAACCCTCTGCCACGCCTTGCTTGAACATCTGTGAGAGGGCTTTCCTGCTGGTCTCAACAATGGCCTCTGCGAAGTCCATTGTGTAGTCGTCAAACCATTCCTCTGCCCACAGGTTGCCCACATCGAAGGCCATGCCGTAGGCCACACCGAGTGTCCGCGCCTGGTCAGTGATAAGCCCCTTCATCAGTGGGAGGAAGGTCTTGCGCCACTCTTCCCCAGCTATGTCAAGATAGGCCATCCACTCCTGATAGATAGCCTCCCAGTCTATGGTCGCCTTGGCCTCCACGGCCTTCTTGTGGCCTGCATTCAGGATGGCCAGTATCTTGCGCTTGTCGGCCTCAAATCGCTCTACCGCTCCATCACCAAACCGCCCCTCCCAGGATACGGCCGCGCTGTCAATGGCCTTCCATAGCCGCTCCTTGCGCTCCGTATTCCACGCCTTGTCCCGCTCCTCTTCCTCAGACGATGCAGGCTGGCCCCCTGGCAGCATTGGCTGCCTCTCCTGCCCCGCTGGCATCATGGAGAAGGGCATGTAGGATTGGTCGCCACCGGGGATGTCCTGGATGGGCAGGCCCACTACCTCGGCGGCTATGTTTGGAGGCACGAGGTTGGCTACCAGCTTGGCATAGGCTTCGGCCATAGCGGATACGTCCTTGCGGAGAGCGGGCACCTTAGAGTAGTCGTAGGCTACGAATTCCTCACCGTCACCCTGGAGGAAGTAGCGGTACTCTGTCTCGAAAAGGCCGTTCTCAGGAATGAGCGTGTCTTCCCAAACCACGCGGCGTAGCTCTTCCACGTTGGAGTAGGTGGCGAACCTCAGCCCCAGCCGCATCCCCAGCAGCACGGCCGGCACTCCAAACGGCCCCAACACTCGGGCCTCGTTGCGCTCATCTATGTTCTGAAAGGCCATCTCCTCAAAGGTGGGTGTGATGCGCTTATAGTCAGCATCGGAGCCCAGCGCGGCCACCTCGGACCAGTTCTTGTAGCCGCCGTATATCTCGTCCCATTGCTCCCGCGCATAGGCTAGTTGGGTGTCATCCACCAATTCCTTGAATGACAGGAAGCCCATCGGCATAGCGCCCTTCTGGAAGAACAGTTGTAGGAACTCAGTAGCCATGTTGTCCACGTCTGCGCTCCGAGCCATGGGGGAGATGGGAGACAGACCATAGCCCATGCCCTCGAGCGGATCCCAGGGGTTGGGCAGCTTGACGTGCATCAGGTACTTGGGTAGGATGGGCGTACCATCCTTGAGTGCCTTGCCCTCGGGCACGTAGACAAAGCCGATGGTGGACTCTGCCCCCTTCTTGAGCGGGATGATCTTTACCCGGTCTGGCCTCAGTGGATACATGGCCTCCGGGTACTGGTCGGCGGGCTTCCGATCCATGTAGATGTAGCAGTTGCCGGTGACGTTCAGGTAGGCCACATTGAGCTGCTGGAATTCCTTTTGACTCTGGTAGGGGTTGGGCCGGGAGAGCAGCTGGGCTAGTGGGTGGCCTTCGTCCAGCAGCTCCGGGTGGTCTTCGTCCCCCTTGTAGGCCCTCAGAGGCGAGGCGGTGATTGCACGGGCCTTGTACATGATGGCGGAGTAGATTAGGGAGTTGGCGTTGAACCCCTCCTCCGCGTAGCTCTGTAAGTCCACCAGCTGCCACTCGGGCTTGCCCATCCTCCACGCAGGCCAGATGAAAGGCGCAGCCTTCGTCTGCTGCATGAGTCGTGGGTAGCCCTGTCGATAGAATTTGCCGGTCCATCTCAGCCGCTCAACCTGCCGCTTAGCTTGCTCAATCAGTCCCATCGGCTCCCTCGCCGCTATCCCACACGCCTCCACGGGGTGTGTCGCTTGGGTTGTCTCTTCTTCCTCACCGGGGGCGATTCCCAGTCACCGAACCGCTCCTGGTCCTCCGGCTCCGCCTCTTCCTCACTCCTGCCCATGCGGGCAATGAGCATCCCGCTACCGGCCAACATCTGTGTGGCCCCGCTCAGGCCGTCTACCTGGTCGTCGTGGTCTGATTCAGGAAAGGCGCACAGCTCATTCATAAAGTCGCCATTCCACTCACCCACTACCAGGGCCACCTTGCGCTGCTCTGCCCTGGCCAGCACCGGAAGGGCCCTGCTAAGCTTGTCCTTGTGTACCGTCACCGGCCAGAAGCCAATGCCTCTCAGGGTTGGCTCCCGTCTCAGTGCCTGGTACATGCCCTTCTGTGCCCCTACGTCCTCCACGCCTTGCCTCACCGCTGCTCCGTCTGCCCTGGCTGTGGATCCGATGACATGCAGCGCATCGGGCCATTCCCAGCGGCCCTTGACCACATCAGCCACAACCAGCGTGCCGTCTTCGGTGAAGCCCGCCTTGACGCCAGCGGTGCGGTCGGCTATCTCTTTGGTGCTGACTGCCAAGTCCCAGTACCGCACGTAGCGAATATCGGGCGCCGTCTCCCATAGCTGGAACCACTCTCTCTTGAACAGGGCCCCGGCCAGCTGCACGAACTCTGCCCCGTACTCTTGCCTGAATACCAAGGCCGGCAGCTGCTCTCTGGCCGCCTCTATTTCTGCCGCCTCGATGTAGGGGTTGTCTGAGGTAGGATGCTGGAAAGCTGCCCATGTGGAATCTGCCTCCGCCCGCTGGTATAGCTCCCAGAAGTGGTTGAATCCCCTGGGTGTGGAGATGAAGAGGGCCTTGCCCTGTCTGTCTGACAGCGCCGGCCTCAGTGATTGCTCCCATACTTCCTCGAATTTGGGGATGTGGGCCGTTTCGTCTATGACCACCAGGTCTAGCCCCTCTCCACGTAGACTCTCTGGCTTGTCCGCTGACTTGACCTGAACCCACCCGCCCCCAGGATAGTGTAGTGTGCGGTCCATCTCGCGCTTGAGGGTGCCGGGTATCTGTGTGCCTAGCTGCTTGAGGGGCCGCCAACCCACGTTTGACATGGGATAGTTCGGCGCTACCCACCATGCCCGCTGGCCCAGTAGCCCGGCCTCCGTACACAGCGCCACGCCTAGCCTGGTCTTTCCCCATCTCCTGCCCGCATCTATGACGATGAACCTTGCCGGGCACTGCTGTATGTCCCGCTGCCCGCCACTATGGAGCCTCGGTAATGTCACTGTCAGTGTCGGCATCGTCCCATTTCAGCCTGACCACCAGGCTTGCCTCTCCCTCTATTTGCTGAACGTCTCGGAACAGGCCGTGAACCTTGCCTATCTTCTCCAATGCCGCCTGAGCATCATATAGTTCAAGGGTTAGCCCATACTTGCCCTCACGGGCGCTCTTGATGAGGTGCGTCTTGCCCTCAGCAGTCTCCCAATCTATGTTCCAGCTATTGTCTTCCCTGACACTCACCAAGCCTCTGATGTCGGCCCGAGCCATGTCAGCAAGGCGAAGTAGTACCTCATCAGCAGCCATGCACTTCTCGTTTACGCGCCGCCGAATCAATTGCTGGATTTCATCATTCTTCAACAATCGGTGCGCCTGCGACCCGGGATGTGCATACCCGGCTTGCCTTGCAGCCTCGCTTCCATTCCAGCATTTGAGGTATTCTTCGACAAAAACCCTGCGCTTTCTGTTCAGTGCCATGCAGTAATCGTCACCTCTTCACCGCCGCCCCCAGGAGCACACCCAGCGCACACATGGCAAAGCCCACCAGAACACCCGCTCCGGCGGCTATGGCGATGATGGTCTCAGGTTGTGTGAACAAATGTTCTCTCCGATTCAAAAGAGAAGCCCCGCCTGACTACCGTAGTAGTCCTGGCGGGGCTATCATGGCC